CTCGTCGTCTCGGCCGACGCTCCGACAGTCGTGACCGACGCCGCCGTCTCCACCACGGCCCCGACGGTCACCGTCACAGCGCCGGCCCCGAGCACCGGCACCGGTCTCGTCCTGGTCACGGCCGCCAGACTCCTCCCTCCGTCCTGGAGCGCCGTTCTCGTCCCGACCTCACTCGCCCGCCTGAGGAGATGACGCCATGAACATCTCGGTTCTCTCGGTTGAGTTCCTGACGGTCGAGGTCACGGCTCTGACCGATCCGACGGCCGGCTCTGTTGAGTTCGCTTTCACCACGACCGGCCGGCCCGGTCCATCGGACTGGGTCGCCGGTTCGTGGGATGGCGACCCGGTCGAGACCGGCCCGTATCACAGAGCCCGAGCCCGTGTTCTGGTTGGACCCGGATACCGAGAGCTGCCTTTGGGATCGGTCGCTGTCTGGGTCCGGACCTCCTCCGCCCCGGAGAACATCGTGAAGGTCGCTGGCAGTCTGGACGTCTCATGAGCAGGACCGTCAACAGCACAGATCGACCGGTCCCACCGCCGAGCCTGTCCGGCGTCCGTCTCTGGGACGAGTTCTCACCAGAGTGGAACGAGCCGGTCGCCAACCGCCGGTCCGATCCCGACAGAACCGCCAGACTCCAGGCCTGGGACGACAGAGTCCGATGCCACCTCAAGGGTCCCTACCCCGGCGGCATCCCGTGGCAGCGTGTCGATGGTGTCCACTTCACTAGGGTCTGGTACGCCTCGCAGCGGCCAACGTTCCGGGACCCGTTCCCGTGCGTCCGGCTCCCACTTCCGTCTGTCGTCCGCCGCTACGGTGACCCGTCGGCGGACTGGACCGACGCCCAATGGTTCGGGATCGACCTGGAGCGCCGGGTCTACTACGAGGCCTCATCCATCGGCCCCGCCTTCCTCGGGTTCCCGCACCCGTGGCGCGCCGACAACATCAAGGTCTACGACCTGTCCCGAGACTGGCGCTCGCAGGATCGCTCCATCACCGGCTCCGGCGTCCCGATGCTCCCGATGGTCCCCCGTCCCGAGGAGCTTCGGCGTGGTCCTGGGGGAGTCACACACGCCCTACACTTCGTCGCCGCCGGCTACGCCCCGGAGATGACCGGCATCGCCCGCAAGACGGACGGCACCATCCCAGGTCACCCTCTCCGGGCCGGCGAGCGCCTACGGCTCCGGGCCGACCGCACGCCGACGACCTCGTCCCGTGAGGAGGAGGCCCTCGTGCAGGCCATGCTCTCCTACGGTCTCATCGTCACGGACCGTACGAGCCCCGACGCCGGTCACAACATCCGGCTCCCCTCGGACCCAACTCTCTCCATCGACCTGACGAGCCAGCTCCGGCTCACGGACTTCGAGGTCCTACGATGAGCCGGCCGAAGGCACATCCGGTCGGCAACCCCCGACACGCCGTGTCGAAGGAACCCAAGCCGGTCGCTCCGGTCGTCTCGTCCGCCCCGCCACCGCCGGCACACTTCGACCGTGAGGCCGTCGAGCTGTGGGACATCCTATGGACGATCGGCGTCGGGGTCTACGCCCAAGCACACGTCCCGACGATCCAACGATACGTCGAACTCCAGCAGCGCCGTCGGGAGTTCCTGGCGGTCATCGAGGCCGAAGGATGGCTCGTGACCGGCTCCCAAGGCCAGCCCGTGCTCCATCCGATCGCCCGTCAACTCTCCGATGTGGAGGCCAAGCTCACATCGTTGGAGGACCGGCTCGGCTTGAGCCCCGAGGCCTCGCTACGGCTCGGCATCGCAACCGCCGAGGTCAAGTCACGGCTGGACGCCTTCCTGGAGCGTTCCGGCAACTGATCCAAGAAGCTCCACCCCTCGGAGCGCCCACTCAACCACCGAGCGCCGAGGGGAGGGCAGAGCCATCCCTTGGTGCTCCCCGACGCCCAAGGAGGCACCTGCGATGATCCAATGGGGACCGACCGGACAGGAGGTCTACGAGCGAACCTACGCCCGTGAGAAGGCCGACGGCTCACTGGAGACCTGGCCTGAGACCGTCGAGCGCGTCGTGGACGGCAACCTCGCCCTGGTCCCTGAGGACCACATCCTCGCCGGCGAGCGTGAGGACCTCATCTCCCTCCTCCTCCACTTCGACGCCCTCCCCGCCGGCCGGCACCTGTGGACCTCCGGCGTTCCTGGTCGTCAGTTCGTTCGCAACTGCCACCGAGCCGGCTGGGGTCCGTCGCTGGCCGATCACTTCACGTTCACCTTCGATGAACTGATGAAGGGAGGGGGAGTCGGAGCCAACTACTCCGCCGAGTACCTCGCCGCCCTCCCGTCGGTCGAGGGCATGGTGTCCGTGTTCTTCACGATCGCCCCAAGCCACCCCGACGCCGACGAGGTCCGCACCGCCGCTGCGCCGAACTTCACCGCCCGCTCCCTGGAAGGCTGGACCGGCTCTCCCCCGTTCGTGGTCGAGGACAGCCGTGAAGGTTGGGTCGAGGCTCTCGGCCACCTGATCGAGTCCGCCACCAAGCCAGGTCATCACATCATCGTCTACGACGTCTCCAAGGTCCGACACCGAGGCTCCCCTCTCCGGGGCTTCGGCGGCCGAGCCTCCGGACCCGGTCCCCTCGTCACCGCCTTGAGCGCCGCCGCCGACATCCTGGCCGACGCTCTGGGCCAGCACCTGAACGGGCTGGAGGCCATGAGGCTCGACCACGCCGTGGCTCAGTGTGTGGTCGCCGGCAACGTCCGGCGCTCGGCCCGCATGTCGATCATGCATTGGCGGGACCCTCTCATCTTCGACTTCATCTCCTGCAAGGCCGACGCCTCGGAGCATTGGACGACCAACATCTCGGTCGAGGTCGATGAGGACTTCTTCACCTCCCTCAACCTTGGGGACCGTCACGCCCAGGCCGTCCACGAGGCCGTCATCGCCGGGATGCTCACCAACGGTGAGCCTGGGTTCTACAACAGCGCCCGAGCCTCGGTCGGAGAGACCGGAGACGTCCGCTCGACCAACCCGTGCGGTGAGATCGCTTTGGAGGAGTGGGAGTCCTGCAACCTCGGTCACGTCAATCTGGCCCACTTCCATGATGACCACGACGGTGCCATCAAGGCCTTCCGGCTCATGGCCCGGTTCCTCGTCCGAGCGACCAAGGCGGACTTGACCGATCCGCGTCAAGCCGAGGTCGAGGCCCGCAACCGCCGCATCGGCGTCGGCTTCTTCGGGTTCCAGGAGTGGCTCGCCGGTATGGGCATCCGCTACTCCGAGGCTCCCCGCCGCATGGCGGTCGCCGCTCTCCTCCAGGACTTCCGTGACGCCGTCGTCTCCGAGGCCGACAACTACGCCGACGCTCTGGGCATCCCTCGGCCGATCAAGCACACCACGATCGCTCCGACCGGCTCGATCGCCAAGCTGCCCGGCAACACCGAGGGCATCCACCCGGTCTACGCCCGCTACTACGAGCGCCGGGTCCGCTACGCCGCGACCGACCCCAAGCTCCGGGCTCTGGCCGAGACCCACCAGATCGAGGACTGCATCTACAGCGCCGGCACCAAGGTCGTCGTGTTCCATGTCCGGGACGCCCTCCTGGACCACGTCCCCGAGGACCTCGTGGAGCAGGCCGACGAGGTCTCCCCGGCCGCCATGCTCGCCGTTCAGCGGCTCGTCCAGGAGCACTACGCCGACAACGCAGTGAGCTTCACCGTGAACGTCCCGACGGACACGTCGCCCGAGGTCCTGGACGCCGCCATCCGTGAACATCTCCCACACCTCAAGGGCACGACCGTCATGCCCGACGCCTCACGGCCACAAGCGCCATACACCCGCATCACCAAGGAGGCCTACGAAGCCGCCACGGACCACGAGGTCGGTCAGGCCTTCGATGAGTGCGCCCTGGGAGCATGCCCGGTCCGCTGAACGAAGGAGGCCGACGAAGTGGACTACCCAACGCAAGGTGACCGTGTCATTGAGTTCACCGAGACCTTCCTCACGTTGGGAGGCTCCTTCGTCGGCCAACCCTTCATCCCGCTCCCGTGGATGAAGGACACCCTCCGGGACATCTTCCGGCTCGATCCCGAGACCGGCCGCCGCCAGCACCGCACCTACCTGCTCGGTGTTCCCCGCAAGAACGCCAAGAGCACCCTGGGAGCGGCCATCGCCGTCTACATGCTCTGCATCGACAACGCCGACCCCAAGCCGGAGGTCTACTCCGCTGCCGGCGACCGGGCTCAGGCCAAGCTCGTGTTCGATGAGGCCAAGAGGATGATCCAGTCCTGTCCGGAACTGGACGACATCTGCACCGTCTACCGAGATGAGATTCGCTGTCACCGGACCGGTGGACGCTACAAGGCCGTGTCCGCCGACGCCGGCCTGGCTCACGGCCTGAACCCCTCGTGCGTCATCGTTGACGAGTTCCACGTTCACAAGACGGACGAGCTGTACGTCGCCCTCACGACCGGGTCCGCCACCCGCAACCAACCGCTCACCGTCGTCATCACAACGGCCGGCCATGACCTGGAGTCTCCGCTCGGCAAGCTCTACGAGTACGGCCGCCGGGTCGAGTCCGGCGAAGTTGACGATCCATCCTTCGGCTTCCGCTGGTACGGCCCTAGGGACGGAGAGGAGTTCGATCCGTCCGATCCCGAGACCTGGAAGCGGTACAACCCGTCCTGGGAGATCATGAACGAGGACGACTTCCGGTCCGCCTGGAAGTCTACCCACGAGAGCCAGTTCATCCGCTACCGCCTGAACGGCTGGACCGCCGCTGAGTCGGTGTGGCTCCCTCACGGTGCTTGGGAGGCCTGCCGATCAGACGACCGCCCGCTGGCTCCTGGCGATGAGGTCATCCTCGGCTTCGACGGTGCTTGGAAGGGTGACTCCACCGCCATCGTCGCCGTCCGGCTGGACGACTTCCACCTGAACCTCGTCGGTCTCTGGGAGGCTCCTCCCGACGATCCGCACTGGCGGACGCCGGCCGAGGACGTCAAGGAAGCGATCCGCCAGGCGTGTCGAACCTACCGAGTCCGGGAGATCGTCTGTGACCCGTTCCGGTTCGAGCAGTCGCTCCTAGACCTCATGGACGAGGGCTTCCCGATCATCGAGTACCCGACCAACTCACTCGCCCGCATGGTCCCGGCGACGCAGTCCTTCTACGACGCCGTCATGGACCGGAAGCTCACTCACGACGGTCATCCAGCCCTAGCCCGTCACATCGGCCACGCCGTCCTCAAGGAGGATGCGAAGGGAGCCCGCATCACGAAGGCCAGCAGAGCGAGCAGCCGCCACATCGACGCCGCCGTAGCCGCTGTCATCGGCCACCATCGAGCCCGCCAGTTCCGGGAGACGGTCGTGAGTGAGCCCCAGCTCTTGGTCCTCTGAGCCTCGCCCGTCCGCTGCCACCGAAGTTCCCGGAGGACTCAATGCTCTCCTTCATCATCGGCCTCCTCGGCATCGTCGCCGTCGTCGCCGGCCTCTACCTCCTCGCCCCGCCTCTCACCCTCGTCGCCATCGGAGCGGGCCTCATCCGCCTCGCCATCCTCCGGGAGAAGGGAGATGACTCGTGAGACTCTCGACCTTCTTCGGGGCACATCGGAGCCAGGAGCACCGCTCCATGAGCTTCCAGGACTTGTGGGGGATGGGCTACGACGCCTCACACCACGGTACGAAGTCCGGCAAGCGCGTCACCTACGACACCGCCATGACGGTCTCCGCCGTCTACGGCTCGGTCCGCATCCTGAGTGACAACATCTCGACGCTCCCGCTCGACACCTTCCAACGCATCGACGGAACCCGCAGACCGTACCGCCCTCGACCGGAGTGGCTGAACTTCACCGACGGCCCGTACAACCGGATCGAGGTCCTCGGGCAGGTCATGGTCAGCCTCCTCCTCGACGGCAACGCCTACATCGCTACCTACCGGGACCGGTCCGGTCTCATCGTCTGGCTGGAGGTCCTTGACCCCAGGCAGGTCGAGCCCGAGAAGGTCGGGTCCACCATCCGCTACTCGGTCAACGGCCAACCGTCGGTCGATGCCCTGGACATCCTCCACATCACCGGCATGATGATGCCGGGAGCGGTCAAGGGCATCTCCCCGGTCACCGCCGCCCGCGAGACGATCGGCCTCGCCATCGCCGCCACGGCGTACGGCGCTGCGTTCTTCGGCAACGGAGC